GTAATGGCCAGAGCCATTGTACGCCATAAGCAGTCGCTGGACGCCCTGCGCCATGACGGCAGGCATCGCCTCACTAGAATGCTGGCCACTATCCATGACGCCATTATAACAGAGGCGTCTAGTCGGGACAGTCAAGAGGTGTTAGAGGTAATGGAATTAGATATGCTGGAAGGATACAAAGACCTGTTTCCGGGTGCGCCACTGGATGGTCTTGTAGAGGGGGGCATCGGTCAGAACTGGAGCGCATTGGGGTGACGCCATCGAAGCAGTCATTGTGTTTTTGCTGGTGTGCTACGCAGACGGCAAAATTATAAATCAGTCGCAGCGGTTTGCAGACGTGAACCACTGCACCTACATATCCAACGCGCTCAACACACAAGCGCCTGTGCCGCTGGGCATTACCAAGCGCACAGACATAGATTGCATTTGCAAACCTGTAGATAAATTAAAATGATATCAGTGCTTGCGTCATGCGCTGATGCGTGTATAATCGCTAGCAGAAGCAGATGCAGAGCGCGTGTGCAACAACGGAGATTTTAACATGACTGCAGTAGTTCCTTTTGAAAACGCCCAAGACGCAACCACTTTTATTAAAGGTGGCCGTGCCATGTTCACTCTCAAGTCTTTGGCCAGCGGTACACATTACACCTACAAAGTGCAGCAAAAGAAAGACAAAGAAACAGGCGCGTATGGCGGCATGTACTTTGTTAACGTGCTGGTCGGTAGCGACAACACTGACTATTCGCATTTTATGTACATCGGTTTTGTACCAGAATTTAATCTTGAACTGGTCGCTGGTAAAAAAGGCCGTTCAGAATTGCCCTCATTTCAAGCATTGTCTTGGGCGTTGGGCCACCTAGCGCAGGACAACATGCCTGCCAAATTATCTGTGCAGCACGAAGGTCGTTGCTGCAGATGCAACCGCACCCTGACCCACCCCGACAGCTTGACTGACGGCATTGGGCCAGAGTGCAAGAAACGCTAAACCCTGTACGGTAATTTAAGTTCGCTTGAATTACCGTGCCAACCGCAACGGAGATTGCACATGTATATTAAAATGAAAACAAGATGGACGGTAGCTGACGAAACCACGCTGCGCGAAATGTATCTGGCAGGTGATAAGCCAGCGGTAATAGGAGACGCACTGGGGCGCACGTCTAAGGCCGTGTCTATTCGTTTGTCCCATATGCGCCGGGACGCTACCTTGATGGCCCCTGCGCCCTCTGTGGCTGTCCCTGACCCGGTGTTCGATCTGCCCACACCTATCCCCCTGTCGTTTGAACCCCGCGAAGAAGCCGCGCCTGACGGGTTCCTAATCCCTACCCGCGCCCTACTGTTTGCCGGGTTCTTTCTTTCTTTAATTGTAGCTTATTATTTAGGGAGCCTTTCCAATGTACCAACCAACTGAATTGAACCACCTGTCGAACAGGTCTGATCATATGCCTGTCAGAGACAACGATCTGTTAAATATATCCTTGATGCCCGACCAGCCTGCGTGGCTTCAAAACCTTCTGGAAGAACTGCAGGGGCTGCGCGTTGACAAGGCGGCGCAGGAAGACCTCACAGAAGCGCACAGACGCAATCGCGAAGAATGGGCTGAACTGTATGACGAAGCAGAGGACATTCTTCAGACGGCCAAACGCCAGATTGATGCGGGATATAAATCACTTGAAGCGGCGCACGAAATACTCAAACGTGAAACACCCAGTTTTAATGACTGATTTTGACCAAACTACCACTGACATTGTCAATGAGCGGGGGGCCGATTATGGCCACCCGCTTGATGACTTTAGACGTGCCGCTGCACTCAAAGCCGTTCTGGCAGAGTGCAGCGACCCCGTGCTACGCCACGCCATGGAGATGATCTGTGTGAAGTTGGCACGGTTAATTCACAACCCCACCCACCTTGATAGCATCAACGACATTGGCGGGTACGCCCGGACAATGTTGATGGTCATAGAAAAGAGACAAGAACATGACTGACCCACAATTAGACACTGTGACTGTTGCGCGGCAGGCCCACGCACAAGCGCAGAAAGAATACGCAGACCGCAAAAAGCAAGACAGCGACAGGCGCTGCGTCTGGGTTCCAAAGGACCGCTCAGTAGAATTTACATTAATGTTTAAAAAATGGTTGTCATCAGGCACTGATTAGTTCATAGTGTGACTAGTCGCAACACAGCCAACGGAGAAACCTGATGACTATCTTTAAAAAAACATGTGATGAGTGTGCAGAAGAATTTACTAGCAAAAAGCGGGAAGCCCGGTTTTGCTGCACTGCTTGCCGTAAGACGTACAACAACCGCCGGGCAGTTCGCGGCGCAGAACTGTATGACCTGATGATGGCCTGCCGTTATGACCGGGACTTTGCATACAGCCACAAGCTGCCGTCTCTGATGGCGCGTAGGTGTTCAGAATGGCGTGACGCAGATGTAGCGCGTGACAACGGCACACGCAGCTGGCAGCGCCCTATCGAATGGATGCGCGACAACGGTGCGCGGTTGCGCTCTATTGTTTGCCGTATCCGCTAACGTTTGGCGATTGCGGTTGCGCCGAAATAGGCCGCTACCAGCCCTGACAGCGCAAGGAATGCCATGTCAAATGCTGGTAGTGAGCCGTACCGCTCTGGCGATACAATGATCGCCGCGACCATAAACGATAGCATGGTCAAACACACCCAACACATTTTGCGCCTGTTTGATTGATACGCTGCTTTGTCTGGTATCTGATCTGTCATAAGTCGAATATCTCCAAGTGGACGCTGTCCATAAATGGACGCCTGCCCTGTGACCTCCGCAAATCTACATACTGTAGCGTAGCGTTCTCAGATGTGCCTTCATACTCTAGCATGTTGTCAATGTGCCAAGCACCGCCCCAGCGTAAGCCTACGCCACCGTGCTGCCGGGCAGCGGACACATAGGCGTCACACACATCATCATACAGGTTGCTCTCCCACGATAGCCGTGGGCCAATATAAACGGCAACGTCTACAGCCATGCCTGACTGATGCTTACTTTTATTCTTTACGCCATCGCACTGGCTTGCCTTTGCCGCATAGAGCGCCTTCTGTTCTGCTTCAGTTCTCAGGCCACATGTGATGCCAAAATCAAACACAGACCGCTTGATGGCCATTTTAGAAATGGCAACTAGTCGCGTATCAATCCCTTCCATTTTGCTTCTGGATCGCTTGCTAAATTCAAAATTGCCCATGGTCATTTCCCCTTTGGAATTTTGTTGCTGTACCGTTCAAACGTCCGCATGGAACCCAGACCTAACATGCCCAGCAAAATTGGTAGTAGTTCGTATGTGGCCAGTGTCGGCAACGGCGGCAGGTCTACACCAGCGGCCAGTAAAGCAAACGTTAGGAATGGCTGCAGAATGTAGGTGTATGCCAACGCAATACTGCACACCCACCCACAGCAGGGACGCCAGCCGCCTTTAAACAGCGACCCGCTAGCAGCCTCTGCCGCGTTAACTTTTAATTGTGCAAGCACCTGTTGGTGCGCCTGCTGATCTGCAAGTGTCGCAATTTCATGCGCCATCTTTGCAGCTGCATCTTTGTCTGGAATGGTTTTTGATATGATGTCTGTAACCGGGCCAACCAGCGCCGATAATATTCCTGTAAGCATTATATGATCCCCTTCTGTCTTAAAATAAAGAGCGTCACACCTATCCCGCCGATCACAGTGATTGCGCCTAAAAACCACACTGTGCCTTTCAGTATGTTTTCAACTAATTCGGCTTTGCGCTTTCGCTCTGCTTCTATCGCTGCCTTCCTGCGCTTTCGCGCTTCCACTTGAAAATTAACCCAATCTCCATGCAAGCCCGGACGGCCTGCAAATATCATCAGCTGCTCTATCTCTTTGCGTTTTTCTTTGATTTCTTCCAGCGCAAAGAACTCTTCCAAATCGCTGCCGTCTGCAGCGCCGCCTGCTTTAGCCCAGAAACTATTTTTCTTCTTATTAAGGTTTTTGCGTAAAGCATCCTCGCCGTTAATAAAAGCGCCGATCTGCGAAGCGCAGCGTGTAAGTTCTGAGCCGTTTTTAACAGTCGCTTTAATAACTTGAAATGCAGCATTACATGCGGCCAGTTCTGCTAACATATTTGTACCTGTCCGGGATCACTTTAGCATATCCCTTATTTTATTCGTAAACTCCCACAACATTTTTCTCTGCTCCTTTTCAACATCTACTTCAGCCCTTAGTTTAACCAACGCCTCTTGCTGATCCTGCGTCCAACGCAGCACCCGCTCAACTTGTTTGTGCAGCATTGCTAAATCTTTCTGCGCTTCAGACAGCTGTTCTCTGGCTCTGACGGCATTTACAATAATGACACCAAAGAAAAGAATTTGATGCCAGTACTCCGACAGCCAATCCAAGCATCCCCCTTACGACACGTCTAGCCAAGTGTCTCGCTCTGTTTCTACGGCTGCAACAATAGACGCTATGTCATTTTTGATTGCAGTATCGTTAGTGCGTAGAGCAAAGAACTCAGCATTAGCGTCATATTTCTTGCGAATGTTAGTTACTTTTTCTTTGTCCGTGTTTGGCTTCAACCACGCTTTAACAGCGGTGACCCCGTCTGCGTCTGACTTGACCAGCACGTTGTCGTTTAGCGTGTTGAACAATGCAGCAAACTCTACCGTCATGCTGACATAACCATGTTGATGCCATTGTATTTTGTATGAGCCGTCGAACTTACTTGGTGACACAAGAATATCTACAACACTAGTGTCCCACTGATATAATTTTATAGCCATGTTTATACTCCCATCCTAACCCAGTGGACCCTTGGCCCGGTGATGCCACCACCACCGCCCACAGCGGATACCTGATCGCCCATAAACCATATGTTGCCGTCAGATGTTCTGAGCCATAAGTTGTTATATGTAGTGGTGCTGTGACTTGTATCAAAGTAATAATCTTCAATCGTTACCTGCGCGGAACCGTTGTACCATTCGCCTGATGACAAAGTGTGCATCCATGGTGATGGGTAAGGATACGGCAGGTTTACTGTAGTAGTGCCTGTTGTCGCTCGGTAACCGTAATCCACATACTTGTACCCGGTTATCCACATGCGGCCCTGCGTGTCCACATACGTCATGCAGTTTGAGCCTTCTGAAGTGGGCGTAGGAAACATATATTTAATAGATGTTCGCGGAAACACCATGTTGCTAGTGGACGCTGTCGCACCATCGGCTGTAGTTATCGTTTTAAAATAACTTGTACCCCAAGAGACAGTTGACGGCTGCACCCACGCGCTACTGTTTGTAGTATTACCAAGACCTAAATTACCAGAACTGTTGTATCCACACCCATAGACAGACGTTCCAGTTGTTGTGTCAAACAGATCGCCGGGAACTCCCGTCAGTGCGTGTGATGACGTGGTGCTGTCTGTGCCGTCAAACCATACGGCAGCAAAATTAAGCGACCCACCTGTCTGCGTCCAAGCTGCGCGGTTAGTAGTGTCACCTAAACCAAGTTGACCATAGCCGTTGTAACCAATCGCGTAGCTGTCACCGTCATTTTGCGTTGCTATGATGCTGCAGTAAGTATCACAAAAATGCGCGGCAAACTGAACTACGTTGTCTACCCCGGTCATTACGACAGGCGTTGTTCTAGCAGACCCTTTACCAATGCCGCTGTCATCCCCGCCTGTATGCCACAGATCGCCAGTGCTATCTAAGAAGTAGGTACTTGAGTAACCACCCTCAATGGTAATAATATCGACACCTGACAAACTGGATATCAACTCAGGTATTAGTGTGACAGTTGCGTCACCTACACCTAACGCTCCCTCAGTATTATTGCCCCAACCTAAAACCCTGCCGTCATGTAGGATGGCGTAGTTCTGGCTGTAAGTGCTGTTGCTGTCGGTTTCGTTACCGCAAGTGGCAAAGCAAGACACCTCACAAGTGATGCTGTTGTTGGTCGCGTCTGGACCTAGATAAGGATTACGCACCCACTGGTTTCTGTTAACCGTGTCACCTAGTCCCAATTGTCCGTAGGCATTCTCGCCCCAAACCCAGAGGTTGCCTTTGTTAGTCATTGCCCATTGCGATTTGTACCGCATCCAAATGCGTACAAAGTATTCGCCACTAGCCATGCCGCCAAACTCTGTTGAGATGGGTGCATACAAACTAGTGTAGGCGTTAATCTGATCTGGCGTACCACCATTACCACCTTGGTATGAACTACCCTTGTGGACAATCTCGTAGTTCTGATTAATGAAATAGAACACGTCCCCAGTGGTAACGTTTCGGGAGTAGCGTTTGTTTCGTTTAACAGGGCCACAGCCCCCGTTAGGCATCCCGTCATAAGGAATGTAATCTGCGCTAGCACCAGACTTGCCGCTGTATTGCGCAAGCCACGGCCACTTAACATTTACGTTAGTGTCTGTAGTGTGTGCGAACAGCGGTATGTTAGTGCCTAGAGGTTTTAAACCTTCAAGACCGCTGGTTGTTCCCCAGCCAACTTCTGTGGTGCTGTTCACTTTTAAAACGTTACTGACCGCACCAATGGGCAACCGCGTAGCCGTGCCAGATGAACCGCCAAAAATCACGTCCCCGGCAGTAGTCATTGGATTAGAGCCGTCAGCCATAATATCCCAGTACGCGTTGTCCGCCGGGGTTTGTCCCGCCGCTGCAGTCGTGTTCACATATATCCAAGACGTGCCTTGGTATGATACGACATCATCCGCGCTGTATGTTGTGCTGGAGCTATACGCGCCTTTCCATACAAACTTAATTTTTCCTACGTCAATGGTTGCCATGTGTTATCTCCTGTTTGCCTTACGGCGTTGTGACCAATAAATGGCCAGCCGCCGTTAATGAAAACGTGAGGCCAAAGGATGCAAACTGACTATCGTCATAATCAGTTAACGTGAAGGCTTCAGACCCGCCTGCAGTGGTTTGATCCACTTGCAAGACGCCGCTGGTCTTTTTAAAGCCGTAAAATGCGGCGTTAGATACGTTACTAGCGTTGAATGAAATAGCTTCTTTTACGCGCAGCGGAGACATGCCCTTTACATTATCTGTGCCTGTCTCTGCCTCTGACTTACTCGCTACTGCACTGAATACGCCGTCCTGCCCTGCAGCACCAGTATCGCCTGTGGCCCCAGCGGGAACGCCAATTGCAATGGCGAGATTTCCAGAAGACGCCGAAAATGTTACTGTTACAGTGGGGGTTGCCCCGGCTGGCAAACTACTGCCAGACCCACTACCAGACAAGACCCGGCCTGTGGTTGCTTCTGGCTGTCCAGACGCATCAAAGCCAAATAGCTTGTTGGCGCGTAAACTGGCGACAGGCAGTTCTTTATTTAACGTAGCAGCGTCTGTGGCAGGCACTACAATTGCCCGGTCACTAGTCGCGCCACTGTCCTGCACCATCATGGTCAGTTTGTCGTAGCCACCTTCTAAGATAGTGGGCTGCAACGACCCAAGATTTTCCAAATTAATTAATTGCGTTTGCGCAGTGGATCGCCCAATAGTTAACGTCTGCCCCGTCACTGGGGCAGTTGTAAATGTTACCGTGCCGCCTGTCCCTACAATTGCAACAGTGTACGCAGAAGGGCTGACAATGGTGTTCACCCCGGTTGTGCTGTTTGTTAATGTCGCAACAATATCTGTTGTGACTACAATCTGAAAATTGTAGTCAAACGCTTTGACTGTGCCGTTGCATGTAAACGGCCCGGATTGATTTGTCGTTGTGCTTACTGTCATATTTATCTCCGACTAGTCGTAGAGTACAAGGTTTTTGGTTTTTAGTCTAGTCATCTGTTCTCAGTCTTATCTCTGCCAAGCAAATAACCAGATATTATGTCAGACGTGTCTTTGCCCTCCACCATTCCCCGGTCAGTTTTCATTTGATATTCTAGCCCTTTTGCAAACCAATTTGTTGGCAGTTTCAGAATTAGCCCCAGCATTTTTAAATACGCCTTGGCCTCGCGCACTTCCTCTTCATCTGTGTCAATCTCTCCCGTTGCTCTGGCAACAGCTGACTTCAAGAAGTTCATGCCGTACCCTTCTGCAATACTAAGGACCGGGGACAGGCTCATTTTGTCATCGTAGGTTTGATCTGTTAGCAGCCCCAAACCAGCGGTTACAGGCAACCCAATTACAGGGACCATTGCCGTTGCCATCTTAGCTTGCGACATGAACAACATGTCAAACATCAGGGTATCCATCTCTTCATCTTCATCTGCAAAACGGCCTTTGGCCATCATCACAATGCCTTCAGCAATAATGGCTGGCAGCGCAAAACCTATCGCGTAAATGTAGAACGCACGGGTGGGCTTGCCCTTCCAGCCAATGCGCCGGGCATTCAATTTCCACTCTGTGCGGTTGAGATTATACATGTTGTTGAAGTAGCGGTAAAACTTAGTGAACAAGCGCATAATAGCGCCGCCAGCTTCAAAGGTGGATATGTCCTGCGCACCCATTGGAGATTGGCTGTCGCGCACCACACGGTCAGCGTACTGCGCCACAGCTTCTTCAGCTGCAGCTAACGCCGTATCCCGGCCCCGTGATAGGTTCGCGGTGTATACTTTTTCATATATGCCGTTTGTCCGGGCTTGGCTTTCTGCAGCTGACCAGACAATGGGGTCTACGAAGTTCTGCATAATTTGCTGCGTGATATACGCGTATTGGCTAGCTTTGCCCTGCACCTTTTTAAGCGGACTAGTAGCGCGAAGAGTATCCTCTATGCCCTGCATCATATCGTTGACGCTGTCCTGCATACGAACCTGCATAAACGGGCTACGGGATGCTACATAGGACTTTAGCCCTTGGCCGTCCTGCCTAAACCGCATCGCTGCGTAAGACAATTTCAATGGGCTAATCATTACTGCAGCGGTCACCAGCCCGGTAGATTGCTGCAGAGAGTTAACAATATTTAACGTCATTGTGTTCATGCCGACAGCTTGGTTTAACCACGTTGCTGCCCGATCAAACGGTTTGAGGTTTCCGCTGCCCTGCGGGTTTGTTGTTTCTTGCCTGACCGCCCTACTCAAAAATGGCAGAATAGTGTTTTCAATTACCATAGGCTCAATGGCGCTCAATGCAGCCCTGATCTTTTTATTGCGCATAAACCGGGATGCAGTCTGCACTGCTGGGTTAATGTAGGTAAACTTCATCACTTTATCTAAGTGCTGGGGCAAGCCTGCCAAATCTAAATCTAACGGCTCGTTGTACTCTACCCGCTGCTTTGTAAAGCCGCGTTCAGCTGCCGGGAACATGGTGCTGCTTTGCAACTGAGACACGTCATCTTGTGCCGCCTGCTTTGCTGCATCTGTGTTCATGCTGTTATCAGTAATGGCAGGGACGTAACCGCCACGCAGCATTCCAAATGGCGTTGACACAGGCTCTGCCGCCACCTCTGGAAAGAACGAGCCATATAGTTCTTTGTGTGCAGCTTGTGCTGGGGTCTTTGTTTCTTCAAACAAGTCCCATATGTCTTGCACCAGCTGAAAATCTGCTTGGGTCAGCACCCCTTCGTTTACCATGCGCTGAACAAACGCATCCCACTGGGTGGTGTCCAGTGTGCCTTCTGGCGTTTCCTTGCCAAACGCGTATGACACGCCGTCAGCCTTCTGGCCTCCAAGTAATAACTTGCGAAAGTTGCTGGCATTGCCTGTGTGTAGCAGTGCGTGGATAATCTCACCTTTAGTTAAGAACGACCAAGGGTTCCCCTCGGCGTCTGTAAATTCGCTGGCGGTAACATTAATTTTCACGTTCAGCGGTGAGCCAGCGCCACGCAGCATGTCCACTAGTTTCTTGAGAGGGACAGCACGTTTCTGATTGTAGTTAGTAACCGCGTTTAAGACCGGGCGCACAATGTTGCTAGTGATAGGGCCGTCCGGGTTGTTGTTGTCCGCAAATCGTGACCACAGTTCGGTGGTCAAAAGTGAAGAGCGGAAACTGTCCCAAAACTTACGTCTTCCCCGCTGTTGTTGGGTTCCCCGGTTAGCAACAGGAACGCCCTTCTTCTTTTTGCGTTCTCTTACAAGATCAGCCGTACCTGACGCAATCTCATCTGCAACCTCGTCTATAGTGACGGTGCGGCCCTCAACGAATAAGACCTTGCGTTCCCGCGCAATCTTTTTCAGTTCGGTGGCCACCTCAACAAGTGACTGCACGTCCACAACAGACATGTCTTTATAAGTTGCCGCATTGCCGTCTTCCTGCATCTGGCGCAGCGCAATTTCAATATCCGAAATCTGCGCTACTACCGCCGTCAGATTTTGGTCAAGTTCCTGATCGATGTCTACCAGTGTGGCAAGCGCCTCACCCGGAGCCATGTTTTTGGTATTAGGTTTGCCAATGCCTACGGTGTGCAGCATTGACCGCATTACATTGACCACATCAACATCGTAGCTGTCCTGCAGCTTTTTATCAGTGCGGTTGCCAAATTCCTCTAGCGATTTTACGTCTTTTGTTATTTGTGTTTTAACCCGCGCAGCTTCCTTTGACATAGCGGTGTTCAGCATGATCAAGTTAAGCAGCCCCTCGGCCTCAACGTAGTCCCGCTTGACCAGCGCCCGTGCGTACTTTTTAGTCAGGCGTTCTGCAGTAGTGCGATATTTACCAGCATGAAGCCGACTTATGGGCAGCTTGGCAATATGATCGATAGCAGCGGCCTTGATTGCAGGTAGGCTTACGTTGCGCAGTATTTCGCTTAGTTTAACAGATGCCTTAGTCTGCGCCCGGCGTTGCCCAGTGTTAGACTGCCGCTGTTGTTCTGCAGCAATCGTAGCCAGAGTGCCGTCTGCCGCGTCTGTCTGTGTAGTGTCTGCCGTTGTCTCAGCCAGCGCCGCCGCTCTTGCAGCCTTTGCGGCATCAATGTCTTGCCGGGCAGAACTGGTGACGCCGTAATCAGTGGCTTTGCGGTCTGTCTGCTTACGGGCGTTCTGAGTAATAACCCGGCGCAGTATTCGCGCCTGTGCGGCCAGCACGTCCAGCTGCTTGTCGTTGTTAACCGCTTCGTCAGCCATCTCTGCCAGCTGTTCTTCGCTTAGTACCTCACCTAGTTCGTCATTAATCGCAGCTGTGGTTTCATCCGCAATGACTACGTCCTGCTTGGCAAAGTTGCCTGCAGCCAACGCAGTAACCATCTGATCCGGGCCTTCAAAACCTACAGCAGATGCAATGTCTTCTGGTGTGCTGCCTTCTTTTGATTTCTTATTCGTAAACAGGCCGGGTGCAGCGGCTTGTATTTTTCGCATAGTCTCTGCGCCGTACTGCTTTTTAAACAGCGCGTAGTTCAGCTGCATCTTTTTATCTAGCTTTGTGCCGTCAGGTAACATGCCGCGCCGTAGCAAGTTGATAGCAGCGTATATTGGCCGCGCTTTTACATCTGCTGTGACCCGCTCTTTTATTTTAAGTTCTGCGTCTTTGCGTTCTTTTGCTTGTTCGCGTTTGATTTCACGCTGCGCTTTGGCAGTGATCTGGTCCCGCGCCTCAGTTTGGGCGTCAGACGCTAATTTGTTTAGCGCCTCTGTCTCAGCCACTGACGCAAGCGCGGACAATTCGGGTGGCACAGTGTAAGTTGCGCCTTCAGCTGCATTAGTGAGCGCGTCATCAATTGCGACTAGTCGGCTAAACACCTGTGCAATCTCAGGGTCAATATTGACATTTAGCTTAGACAGGTTGCGGTATATCTTAGTCAACCACGCGCTGTAATTTTCAAACACCTTGCGCAGCGTTGAAGACGGCGCTTCACCGCTGGCAAAATACTTTTCAGTTCCCCGCGCCCACAGTTCGTGAAAACCTATTTCTAATTCTGTGCCGTAGTTCATTTTGCCGTTCATAAAGTTGTCGGCAATGTCGCGCATATACATCACGCCACCGTGGTTGCTGGCGTATACGACAGCGTCTTCTATGCGGTCAGCGCGTTCCTTTTTAGCAAAATCATCTGGTGCGGCATCAGCGGCCTTACGGCTGCTGTGCATCATGTCCTGCATTTCCTGCCAGACTTGATCTGAGTTTTTGCGGAACCACTCAGTAGTAGTCTGCGCGTCCTTAGTCAGCTGCTTGCGCCCGTCTTCTGTTAACCGGGTGTCGGTCAACAGCGCCTTTTGCTGGAATAAAAAGAAGTGGCCAGCCTCATGCAAAAATGTAGATTTGTCGGCGTTCTTGGTCATTTCAATAATGTTAGACACGTTGCCGTATACGTCTTGCTCTTGATAGAACCTGCCACGCGGACCAACCGGGCCAGTGTCAGTCTGGGTCAAGTAGTTTGGTTCTAGTCGGGGCAGGACATTTTCCTGCCAGAAACCTTTTCGGCCATAGCGTCTGCTGTCTAAGTTGCCCAGCGCCTGCCATGTGCGAGAGCGCATCTTGCTTTCGACATGGTTAAAGCCCTCATAGTCCGGGCGAACAAACAGCCACTTGTGGTGGTAAATTGTTTTGTTTGCATCTGCCAAAGGCGCGTTATGTAGTTTAACCGTGCCGTCTGGTTTTAAAATTACGCTGTTGCCTACAGTAGGTTCATGCGCGGTGTCCCAATCGTAACTTTCGATCAGGGATATCTGGCCTGTTTTCTTGTTGTATTTAACAATCGCCCACTCATGCCCCGGCGGCAGTTCAGCCTCTGCTATACGCGCCTGCACGTCCGCTGGCAGCACATCCATTGCTGACTTGTGCAGATAGGTTTCGTTGCCCATCTTTTTGCCAACGCCGTACTGCTTGTCTACTTTTTCCAGCTTGCTCTCAGGCAACAATGCGACCTCTGCAGGCTGGTACACGGTCATGCCTTTGTACAGCCCCGCGTGTGTTGTCTCTATGCCTTTGGCACGATCCCACAGCCAGTGGTGCATGACGTGCATGTACGCCTTGGGGTCCATGCCTGCAGGTATTTTAATTTGCCCGGTTGCGCGTAAATTTTCCAAACGCGCCATCACCATGTCGCGCAGCAATATCTTGCCTTTGGAACTTTTTGCCACTGCCTGCGCCAGCGCCTTCTGTTCTGGTTTTAAACGGCTAACGTCTGCTTTACCTGTCAGCCAAAAATTAATCTCTACTGCATCCATTGTCACCGTTTCGCCCATGCCTAACAGGTGCGAGATAAACGGTCCTTTTGCAGCTGCAATGCCGCCAAGGCGCTGCAGTTCTATGTTCATTTCATCTGCAACATTCTGGCCCCGGCCAGCGCGTTTGCCCATTTCATTTAGGTTGGCCACAATCTCTGGAAGCATTGCTATGCCTTTGTCACTCAGCAGCCCCATGTTGCCTAAACGGTCATCGCCCCAAGCCTTGCGCCAGCTGATCAACTCTGCCCATAGAGCCGGGTCGGTGTTGCCTTTGGACACTGCGTCTAGCGCAGCTTGCCCATTAGGCGTACCAAACCACATGGCCATGGCCTCTTCTGGTCGGATCATGCCGCGTTCTACAAAGTCAGGGGATGGTTGGAACCCGGTCTTAGCAAGGAACGTTGACACCTTCATTGCGCCTGCGCCTTGTGACCCAACAGTGATGGCGTATGCCTTGGCCACGTCCCGTGGCGTCATCTTGCCCTGCACTAGCTTAGTGCGCTGCGCGGCCATAAACGTGGCCACACCGTTGAGGTAGTTTGGAAAGCCGCCCAACATACCAAGCACGTCCGCGTCAGACGGCAGTGTAGTGGCCGTCAGTCTGGCTTCAATTTCTTTGGCAGGTATCTTTGGCGCTTCCTCTTGGAACAACGGCAGCGGGTTGGATATAATCCGCGACACTGACGCCCTTGCCTGCAGTGGTAGTTTTAAATTGCGGAGGGCTGTGTCGTTGAGTTTGGAGATAGCGAACGCAATTTCTCTAGCGCGGGACTTGAGTGTACCTTCTCGAAACGGCTTCGCAAGCGGGTCATATCCGTATTGGATAACTGCTTGTTCGCTCGGAGTTGATTGTTGATTATTCCCAATAAGCTGGTCAAAGACTTTCTGGACATTTGCTGCAGGTCTTCCGTTGAGTACGCTTTCAATGCCGCTTCTAAAATATCTTTCTGTGTAGGTTCTGCCATCTGTTAAGCCCTCTCCTTTAAATTCTAGTTCGCCGTAAGCATTCGGCGTAAAGCCAAAATCTACTAACAGGTTATACACAGGATTGCTTGGATCAGAAACTGATAATGTTGCGCCTTGATCAAGCGCATCTAATATCAAACCTGTCTCTGCAATGCCTTGCGTGTTTTGTTCTAAGTTAAATAGGCTGACAATCTTTTTGCCACGCGGAGTTATTTCGATCAGGGACCACGCCTGCGTTTTGCCTAGCTGGCTCAAAAGCAAGCCACCCTCTTTGCCCTCCCGGCCCATCTTCAGCTTGGCATTAAAGCCTGTGCCTTTAATGGAGCGGGTTGCTTCTGTGCCATCTTTTTTAGTGTACGTTTCCTTAGTCGCGTCTAGTTCGCCCGGCTTTTGTGCCATGCCTGATTGGGTTGCAGATACGCGTTCAACAGCGTCTGCGTAATCAATTGGTTTGACCCCGCCATCACCAACGTTGGCGTCCCCCCAGTGCTTGTTGTTTGCGTTGGTCACCATCGACAGCACCATCCGTGCCTGCATCTCGCCGTCAATACCGGGAGCGTTATGGTTACCTATGCGGTTCACTAAATCTTGCGTTAAAGTAACGGGCGGCGCTTTAAGCGTCCACGCCCGGTATTCTTGTGGGGTTTTTCGTGGTGCGCCTGTCTTGGCAATCTCTGCCGCTTTTTCAGCTGCAACGTGGTCTTGCCACAGCAAGTCCCATGATATCGGGGTGTCAAACACGCCGACCACTTTACCCATCATGGCGCTGGGGAAGTCGGGGTGCTGAATAGGCTGTGAGCCTTCAGCCCAAGACGCTGTGTCAATCTCCAACAAAACTACGCCAGCGCCCAGACCCTGCGTGTTTAATGTAGGTTCACGGGTGGTGTCGAGTATCTTCTGCATGTCGATGCCCAGCTTGCCAGCAATCTCTTTAGAACCCATTTTGTCTAGCCAAATCTTCCGGGCGTCAAAACTTAAATTCTGCAGCCACTGGTTTAGCGCAGCCCCACCAGTGCCGTCTGTCAGGCTGTCAAAACCTACGTCTTTAAACGACATAACCTCTTCCATAACCACTTTAGTTTTAGCGTAACTTTTGCTGTCAGGGTTTCCTGTAAACTCCATGTTCTCAAAAAACTGCATTACTTCTGCCAGTTTTTCTTTTGTAATAGGGTTGGGGTTGTTAGTGCCGGGACGCAAATCAGAAATTAACTTCATGGCTACATCTTGGACATAAACTTGCGTCACCGTAGTATTTGATTGGTGCATGTTGTTTGTGCCAAGCGTAACCAACATGTGGGTCACGCCCTTCTTCATCGTTTTCTCACGCTTTGACGCTTCAACTCCAGCGCCCCGGTCAGCCCAGATATAACCGCCTGCAAGGTTTTGCATTGTTAAGGGAAAGAACGGCCCACCTAGTGCGGGAATACCCATGTACTGTTGACCATCAGCGCCATAGAAAATTGTACCAGCTGCTGTTCTGTCAGCAATAGTTGGAATTATTGTAATCTCGCCTGTCTTATCCAGTAGTTCCTGCAAGGTGTTAATGCGCGGTACTACGCTACTATCAACGATTTTGTTCTTTGTGTTCTGCGCTTCAGTTACAGTAATCAGATCGCCTTCACGCCCAGTGACTTGCGCAACAATCCTCTCCTGACTTTGGTCAACACTTTCGTTCACGTCAATCGGGTCTTGGTTTAGTGGCATCATTGTGACGCCGCTGTCTTCCGGGGCGTTCTTTCTGATCAGTACGCCGCGCTTGCCGACACCAGATATCTTCACTGCCGTGTAGCCTATGGGCAACCGCGCAGTGACGTAGTCTAGCAGTTCGTTGCCGTCCCAGCCTTTTTGATAAACCTTCTTGTCTTTTTTATTTACCCACACAGCTTTGTCTTCAACAGCCATGTCCACGTTCTTTGCGGTGGCAATGTCCCCGGTCCACCCGCGTGTGCCGATCACAGCTGCGCCGCCGTCATCTATCTTAGAAATAATATCTGCCAGCACCACATCACGCAGCTTGGGTTCTAATACGTTCAACACGTTTAAGTTCATCACTAGGTCGTATTTTTTAGTGACCTTGCTGCTGTCAACGTATGTTGGCACGTTGCCTGCCGCAATTGCCCGGTCAGGGTTTGGTTCGTAACTTTCAACGTCCCGGCCAGACTGCGCCAACAACTGACTGCCAAAGCCCAACCCAGAGCCGTAGTCTAAGATAGTAGTGACCGGGCGTTCTAAAAATTGGTTCTCTACCCGCTCCACCACTTTAGGGTATGCGGTTGCAGTAGTGGCAATCTGTGTAGACATGCTGCCTTGCTGGCCTTCAATCACTGCTTGCGATTGCTCCAGTTCCAGCGTTTGTTCTGTAGTCAGTGGCGGCTGTGGTGCGCTCTGTTCTAAAAACCCTGCTTTAATTCTGTCAGTCAAATCGTTAACAGACGGCAGTTCTCCTGCAGGCCGCTCTGCTGTAGGCGGGGCTACAGGCTCAACAGCTGTCGCTGCATCAGTAGGTGCGTCAGAAACTGCAGCTGGCCCTGTGGTGTCCACTGCAGCCGCCTGTGCGGCAGCGTCTACAGTTTCTGCAGCGACCTGTGGGTCAGGCGCAACAGGAGTAACAGGTGCGGTTCCTATCTCTGGGGCAGTGCCGATATCAGGCTGCACAGTATTAGCGGACGGCAATGTATTAATAGCAGGGTCAGATGACGGCGCGGCCATCTCTGGCGTAGCAATCACGGGCGGCACTAATTGTTCTGGGGTGAGGACTAACGCCTCTGGCCCGGTGTCCATTACTACAGACGCCAGTGCTTCTGTAGCAGGGACTTCTAGAGTGGTAGAAGACACGTCAGGTGTGGTCGGGCTTTTAAACACAACGTTTTGTTCGGCAAACAGTTGCTCCGGGGTAACCTTACTGCCGTCTGGGTTTTCTAATAGAGCCGACTGAGTAACGTAAAACTCTTGGATCATCGTGGCTCTAGTGTCGGCTTCAACAGCGGTTACGTTGCTGTCAATTGCCTGTTGCTGCACTAGGTCGTAGATAGCCGCTCCGGGCTTGGCCTCGGCTTCCATCGCGGCTTGGTTTTCTTGTAGCGCCAGCGTTACTGCTTCAACGTCTGCCTGTCGCGCTTTTAATTGATCTTGATGCTCTCGCAAGGTAAACGCGCCAATGTTCTCGCGAACATCTAATGACAGGGTTTCTAGTTGTGCTGGGTCTAGCGTTACCAGCGTACTAGTTTTAATAGAAATGTCGCCGCCCTCAACGGCAGTGGCCTTTAACTCTTCCATGTTAATGCCAAGCGCAGCGGCCACAGTGTTGGCGTTGTTGTCAGCCGGGTTTTCCAGCTGCCACGCTTCTGTCTGTATAATGTCTTGGTGTAGGTCAAGAACAGCCTGCGCGTTAACTAGCACAGTGGCGTTTGCGTCTTCTTGCGCCGCCTCTACTAAGTCCTGCACAGCTGTGGGCGCTACAATCTTTAGATCAAGGTTCTGTGCGGCATCGTTTGCCGCTTTCAATTGGTCGATATACTCTTGCGACCTGTTCCCCAACACGCCTGTCTTGACCATGTTGATGCCAGAAACGGTTAGCTTCATCTGGCCACCGACAGCAAAGCCAACTAGCCCCGCCGCAATTAATCGCTCAATGCCCTCTTGAAGCCCAATGTCCTCATCTAAAATACCGTTGGCGTAAGCAATATCTACTGCTTCCACAAACGTTTCTTGTGCGCCTTCTAAAACGGCCACTTTTAAAAATTTGGTTAGCGCGCTGCCTGCGACCTCATCCACAACATTTGGATTGCCACCCCGGCGTCTGGGGAACAGCTTACCCATAACCAGCAGGCGTTCACTAACCATCTCAACGCTAGCTTTAAATACAGCTTCGCCCAGCGCCTGTTCGTGCGTCCAGCCCTCCCGGTGGGAAGCTGTGTCATATGTCCTGCCGAATACCTGTAAGAAGGTTACCGCTGCCGGGGCAGATAACGTGCCGCCTGACAGGATGCCTGCAGTGATGGTCGGAGCCATTTGCACCACAGCGCCTTGCACTGTCCGCACCCAATACGCGCTGCCGCCGTCAGGTAGACGCGCTTGAATAATGCGCAGAGCGCGTTTGTCATTTTCGCGGCCACCCCACATGCCGTCTGTAAATTCTTGTACGTCTTCAAAAACTTCAATTTTAGTTTCGGACAGCGCCTTCAAGTATAGTTCGTTCTGAACCGACTGTCCGTCTGGAGTAGTGCCGTCAGCTGCGTCATACGCCGCTAGTTCGTCTGCAGTAAGTGTGGCTTCAATCCATGGGCGCTGTTGGGTGATTGCAGTCTTGTTCAGCGTTGTTTCAATTTCTTCATTAGTATCGCCAGAGAGTTTCCCCACCAACGCTTGTGTCCCCATAAGCTGCGCTTGGTTAGCTTGTAATTGCGCTGCGCCAGATGAGTACAGCATCTTTCCAAGACCTGACGCTATACCTCTGCCTGCGTCCTTAAAAATTATTCCTTGCTCTTCCCAAAAATTTTCAAATGTCTGATCCCACCAGCCCGTAGCTTTGTTTCCCGCAGATATGGCGTCTACCTGACGAATAAAAAATTGTAGCCTGCCATCGTTTATATCGCGCTGGGACAGTTTGTTATTTACCGGGTCAGCAAAAAACGATTTTAAACGCGGGTTACCTTCTAGCCACGCCATGTTTTGGTCATACATCCGCTTTGCAAATTCTTCTTGCACTACGGCTTCAATCTCGCCTTTGCGCTGCGTGAAAAATTCCATGCCGGGGCGGCTTAAAATTTCGTCTGTAATTTGTGTACGCAACTCCGGGGGAATGTCGCTTTCTGTCATCGCCGCGTTTTGAAAGTTCAGCGCAACTTTAGCAGTGAGGTCGCCTTCTTCGTTTCCTAAAACTTCCGCTGCAGACACGTCAACTGCCACTGGCGCTGCGTCTGACGTTAGCGGCCCCAGTTCACGGCCTGTCCCGTCTGTGTTACCAGCCACGGGCAGCATAAACGGCAGGATGCCGTCTGTGTTATACTGCCTAACGGCGCTGTTGTTTTCGTCTTCATCTTGCAAGATGCCAGAGGCTGTCTGTGTACCTGAGAGGTTTTCCATTATTTTGCCCACAGCCTTGCTTGTTGATTAATGTAATCTTGCGCGGATAGTGTTTGACCAGCAGTAGTTTCAGTCATCAGCGCAGGACCGTAGACGCTCACCGCCGTAACATCCCCAGCCCGTGTTCCCATAATAGGCTTGCGTTGGTTAGATAACGGTTGACCGCCACTATCTGTGTATCTGGCGCGGCGCTCACTGGTCGGTATGGAAGTGGCGTTTATCATCTTGTATATTAATTCGCGCCGCCTTTCTACCGTTGAGTTTGTCCAGCTGCCTCGCTTTGCGGCTTCAAAATAGTTTCCTATCTGCAGAGTGCCACCAGCTTGTTGTTCAATCCAACTGTGCATGTTTCCTGTAAACAGCTGCAGCCCCTGCAAGCTGGCCTGATTACCTGTGGCAGTGTTAGCCAACGGCGCTGACTTAGCGTACAGAGACGCCACCTCAAGGTACGCGCTAGGCGGTACAACACCCATGTCATAACTATTGTTCCAATCCCCAAACGATGCAACCTGCGCGGCCTTTAGCGTTTTTCTATCATCTTCGCTTAACGCACTGTACGTCTGGTCATTAATTGGAGAGGTTAGCTGTGAAATGCCATACTTACCGCTGCCAAGGTCACCGTAGTCATACCCGGTAATAAACGAAAACACACCGCCTTGGTCTGCCGTGATACTAGTGTTGAAGGTCCGGGTTACTTCAGCCAGAAGAGTAGCCACATCTTTGTTGTCCATAGTCAGATCGCCATTTGCACCGCGTGACGCCCTCTCCATGTATTCAGCTTGCATGGTGCTTTCAAAGAGTATCGCCGCCGCTTTCCCGCGCTCTACCGCCTTTGTACCCGTGCCATAAGATGTCAACAATCTGGCTTTGCCTTGCTCAACAGCATTCTTAAACACCGTGTTTGCGCTGGCCATTGCCGCTACAAAATTGTCTCTTGCTGTAGCGTCATTGGTGCTTGCTAATTTAATTTGTGCGTCCTTAGCAATTCCCGGAGCGGACCCTACAACCTTCCCCCACGCTTCCCACAGCTGGCCAATCCTTCCTGTGTTGCTTACTGGAACGTTATCCTCAATTATTTTAACCATGTCGGCATAAGACACTTTTGCCTGTGCAGATGGTGGCAAAGCGGTCCACGCGGCAGCAATGGCAGCGTTGTTAACAACTGTCGGGCCTTTAGCACCTATGTTGCCAGAATTTAGTTGCGCCCAGCGGCGGTCTACTATGTACCGCGCAGTTTCAGATAACCCCTCGTACTCCTTATAAGTGTGTCCCTGCGGGTATACTGCCGCGCCAGTGGCGTTGGTGTTTTTGTGTTGAGCAAGAATGCCGTCCCACTTGTCAATTATTTTCTGTGCCTGCTGTTCTTCTACAGCTGCTTGCTGGCGGTTATGCGTTGCAAACTTGGCGCGTATTTTAGTTTTCACGCTGTCCACGTCTGCTTGTGTCATACTAGTTATGTTACTGCGGCCCGGCCCTGTAATGTCGGGTGTGGGGTTTACCCACGCGTTGTCTTTCATTTGTTTAATGGGTGTACCAAGTAACGCCTGCGCAGCTTCCAGCGCGTCTGTTTCGCCGTTTACTTTGTCTGCTAGCAGCGCACCGCTGTTTTGCGTAACCACACCTGTGGCGGCGCTTTCAAAATACCCGCTCTTTTCAGCGTCAACTATTTTGGCCTGCATGGCCTCTTGAATGTGAACCGGGACAACAATGCGGCTGTCTATTGGGTGACTAGTGGACAGGCTAAAGTCAGAGTAAGTAGTTAAAAACGCCCTAGCACTTTCAAAGTCGTTGTTTGTCAGCAGCCCGTTTAGCTTGTTTTGAAATTCGTCAAAGTACACTTTTTTAACAGCAACCATGTTCGCAGGGTCAAATAACTTAGACGGTGACGTGTCAGTAATAATACCGCGCAGTTCGTCGTTTGTGGGATTGGCCGCATCCTTTGCAATGGCTCTGGTCCCTACAGTTGTAGTGTCTACTGTAATTGCGCTTTTGCTGCCCCCAGCCGATACTGCGCCAGCTGCTTGGTTGCTCTGGTTTGTAGTCACCAAGTAATTAAACATCGAGCCAGCAAAATCTGCTGGGCCAGCAATTGTCACGGCTAAAGCGGCCTGCTCTCTTTTAACTTTTAATTGTTGCGCCAGCGCGGCTTCTGCCTGCGAAATCTGATACCGCGTAACGTTAGCGTTCCACGCAGTTGACTGCTGGCCAACAAACTGCTGCAGCGCAACTTTACTTTCTGGGCGCAGCTTTTGCAGCTGCGCATTTAAATTGTTAACGCGTGTTGTCCACGCGCCCTGATCAACACCGGGGGGAGCCTGTAGAGAGATGTTGCCGCTCATAAACTGCGCCAACTCTTGCTTGTTTGTATTGATGCTGCCTTGCGCCCAGCCTTTACCAGCGCCAAGTCCACGCACGTTGCCCCGGTAGTTCATTTCCTTGTTTAAAGAATACTCTGCCCACAGGGTTTCCGCGTCAATTAGAGCGGCCTTGTCGGCTAGTTTGCCAGCGCGAACATCGGCTTCAACCAGAGCGTTGCCCATCTTAAACCCGGCGTCTGCCAGCTGCATTAAGCCCTTGCCCACGTTTTCAACGTTGGGCCGTCCGGGGTTTAAGTACCCGCCTTGAATGTTAGTCTGCAACTGAATGTTGCCGACTTCACCCTGTGGGCCAAACGTTGGTATTTGTCCTCTTGCCATAGTGCGCTCCTAAACCGTCTTAATATAACCCATTTGCGTTGCCGGGCCGACCATGCTGGCCGTGCCAGATAGCAGTGTAGAGGCCGCGTTAAAGGTTGGGTTAATGCTGTCAGCTTCAAACGATGCCAGTGCGCTCTTCGCGTCAAAGTTTATGCCCTCAATCTTAGCTTGCCGTGATCTGAGGGCGGCGTCATCGTGCATCTTTGCAATATCGTATTCGCCGTACTGAGCGGCATCGCCCAAAATAAAATCAAGGGAACTGTTTTCATCGTCTACAAGAACACCCCGGCCAGCTGCTACTGCCTTGGCTGTACCCATCTGCCGACCAATCCGAATGCGGTGTTCTTTTTCCGCAACTTTAGCGCGGTCTGTAATTGCCTGCGCGTTACCCCGCGCTGCAATTGCGTTGTTCGCTTGAACCTGCGCTTGATAGTTTGCGGACGCCTGTTGCGCTTTGCTTTGCTGATACGCCCCGTAGGCCGACATGGCCGTGCTTGCAGCCATAATTACTAATGCGGTGACGCACATGTTATATCTCCTTCGCGTGTAATGACCCAGCGTCTGAATATCCCAGCCGGGTCAGCAGATCAGCAGTGCGCTGATTAGCGACACCCGCAAAGACCGCTAGCTTGATCATGTCGCACTGCACGTCCGGGGACATGCACCACGCTTCAAAATTCTTAATTAAACGAACACCCCAAGTTCCTTCGCGGTGGTCGGGGTCAATATAAAAGCCTAAGTCACTGCCGATATGACACTGCACAAATTCATGGGTGGTGACCTGCCCTACAAAGAAACCACGCACTGTGCCGTCTACTTCAAAAACTTCAGCGAACACAGGGCCAGTAAAATTAATACCGCTGTCCCCCAGTATATGGTTAAACACATATTCGGATCGCCCCTCGTTAAGGGGAAAGTTCGCCATTATTCCTTGCGCTGCCATGTCCCGGCATAAGTCCAACACCTGTGGAATATCCTCTACCGTCATGTCTCTAATTTCGCGCAACATTAATTCCCCCCAACAATAGCGTCAGGGATAACGCTTAAAATAGTCAGCGGCATAGGATCATCTTGCACAATCACAAACTGCCCGTCTTTTGCCCATGCGGGTTTTAACGTGGTGTCTTTGTCCCCAGTATATAAAATACGGGGCTGGCCAAACGTACCGGGAACGCCAAACTTTACTTCGCGCAGCGTGTCGGCGTCCGGGCCTACTTTTAAACCCATCGTCTTTTCTGTCCGCACGGTCAGACGGGATATCTTTTTGTCTCTTGCTTGGATTGTTGTGCCGTCACCAGATGGAACATTTAAACGCAGCGTCTGCACTGTGGAAGAGTACGGCAACCCCAAGTGAACGCGGCTAACTTTGTTCGGCAGAGTTACAGCGCCGTTTACTACAGTCAATGGGTCAAGCACATCGCCGTTGGCCGCGCCTGTAATAGTCTGGCCTTCTAAGTGCCACAATCCCGAAATATTTGTAACTGCTTTGCGGACTTTACCACCGCTGTTGTACGCAGCAAACGCAGTGCCGTTCACGGCCACATTGTTTGCCTTTAGCGAAAAAGTGTTTGTGGACACGTCAGCTACCGTAAAACCGTTGCGGTTTAAATTAGCTTGTAGGGACGTGCCTTTTGTCACTGAGGTATCCACCTTTAGAATTTCTGATATATCTACTGTATCACCATTTGCTAGCCCGTGACTAGTCGCAGTAATTACTACAGGGTTTGCCTGCGTGTAACCGCTAATTGCAACGGGGACATCGTAAGTCAGCCCGGCGTCCACATAGAAGGCGTCTTCTAACTGTGTGTAAGTCCGCTCCTGCTGGCGTTCTATATATTTAACTAGCTGCCCGTCGATAGACCGCTCAACAATAACATACAAAACGTGCTGGTTGTCTTCCTCTACAGTCGCGCACGAAGAAAAGTCCCCGCGTGTTTCGCTGGTAGTCCAACCAAAAATCTCTTGCTCTTTTAAATACGTCAGGTGCAACAACCTACCATCGTTGCGTACACAGTGCGCGGAACTGTCAGGTGCTTGGGCAAATGACCAATCAGTTACACTGAAGCCCTCAAACAAGTGCCGGGCCAAAATAGAGATGTCGTTGCCTGTGTAGCTGTCTGTCTCATAACGGTAGCCCAGATCGCGGACAACCTGCCCCGGCTCAATGAACAGAACGTTTGCACCAGACACTAATGGCTGCACCTCAGTGGAGCCATAATACGTTTGCGGGATCACTTCCACAGATGACGGGGTTAATGCCGCGCCGCCTGCGCCTGCCAGTTCCCACTCACCGCCGCTGGTTAGCACAATCAGCTGGGCCAATGGTATCATGTGGCGTATTTCGTTTACTTGCATACTTGCAATTGTCAGGATGATCGCATCGTCATCCTTCACTGGATTAGATGTGGCCATGTTTGATATGTTGGCGGTTTGTGTCATCCAAATACGTTGTGGATAAGTGTTAGAATTAGCAAAGACCCGGCGTTGATTGTAAAACGCAACGGTAGACGGGTAATATCCAGCCTGCAAAAACGGGTTGCGTACACGCGGGGGTGTGTCGGTTAATTCAGTGTCAATGTTTTTATCTGTAAAAGAGGTCACCTCAGTAGACCCAATAAAGCCAAACGTGCCGTTGTCATCTCTGTAGACGTGGTACAGGCTAACACCGTCTGCAGCTGTCCAACTAATAACGTTGTCGGGGTCAGACGCGCCGTTAGTAATTTTAATAAACGCAACACCTAGTGTGCCGCCGCTGTCGTAGGCTGTGTAGCCAGAACTGTTGACCGGGACCATGCTGGTGTCGTTTAGAGTTATCGTCGTACTAGTGGGGACTGTGCCAACGCGATAACGTCTGTCGTTTAGTTCAGTCATGCCTGCCACGGCAGCAATGTTTATTTCATCACCAATAACTAAACTGTGTGCGCTAGATGTAGTGACCACGCAAACAGATGCTTGCGAAGCAAATGTAATTGTAAACGTTGCGCTAGTACCGCGCAGACTTTCTTCATCAGTGTCCGCGTTCACAGCGGTCACAGCGTACTTAGTTGTGACACTGCCAGTTGTGGTAACGGTTACGCCCAGCCCGGTGGGAAAGGGTTGCGTTGGGTAAAATACAATTGGTCCTATTGACCAAGCGTCATGGTCAGTTCGTGTAAGTTCTTGCGGAGGGTAATCTGGATGGCACACCGTCATCACGTCAGCTGACTGCACATATTTTAATGCGCGTAATGACGCTGCTGGATAAGGTGTTGCTAACTCAAAAACCCGGCTGACGCTGCCGCCGCTAGTGTAAGTAGTGTAGCTTGTGCTGTTAATGTCTGTGCCAGTTGCGCCGTTTAACGTCTGTAAACTAAATGTAGTTGTGGAAAGCACCGTGATGTTGAGGGTGCGTCCGTTTAACTCAGTCATGCCACCCACGCCTGTGAAATAGACTTGGTCACCGCTAGCTAAACCGTGGGCGCTGCCTGTAGTAATTACGCAAGGGTTGGCCTTAGTCGCGCCAGTAATAGGGTCGATGCCGCTGCTTTCCAGCACTTGGCCACCATCTTTAATTACGCGGACATAGTAATCGCCAAACTCTAAAATGTATGTTTGCTCTGTGTTAAAGGCAAACGGGATCAACCGCACGTCTTTGCTGCTGTCTTTGACTTGGGCTACATATTTAAAACCAGTTCGGTTTGACATGCCGCCGTGAACACGCACAAGCATGTTAGTCGCTTGCGCCACACTGCTTTTGTACTTTGAGATGTCAACACGCGCCGCAACCGCCGGGGATATCTCGCCGCCACTTAGACTTGTTTGTATCAGCTTTGGCATAGTAGTCCCTTATGAATTAAAAACTGTTTTGACGTGTGTCCCTACTCGCGCAGTGATCCAGCTTGCTTCTGGAAAGGAAGGTTCAATGCCTTCGCTGCTATCGCCTTCTAAGGCGCTGTTCAGTGTTAATTGCGCTTGTTGCGCTAGTTTAGTGGCCAGCCCGTTATCCCCGGTCAGCGACATAGCAACGCTAGACGCAAGCGCGTAGGAAAACGCTATAGTAAATTCGGTGTCAAATTCTTGTGGGTCTGTGACCCTACTAACAAAAACAAGTTCAACGTCTTCTTGGTCAGTAAAAATGCAGTATTGATCAGCCGCGTTGCGCCCGGTTTCATACTGCAGCGGCGGTGCATCTCTGCCTGCCGGGTTAGTAAGCCCTAAAATACGCAGCGCGTCTGCCGGGTACAAATACATGTATGTCCACAGCCCCGGTACTGTTCCAGACAGGGCTGCAGGACTGACGTACTTTTTCGCAAAATTCCACGGGTGTGCGCGTAGCATTTGATCTCTGACATGCGTAAACATCAGGTTTACCTGTTCGGCCTCTGTGCTGGCTTCAGTCAACGAGGAAATGTCAAAACGGTCCCCTACATGTGCCAGCGCCATACGCGCAATTTGAATGTCAGATGCCATGTGTTACTCCAGTTCTAGTGCTTCTGGTTCGTTCAACTCATCCACCAACTTTTTGGCTTCCGCTTTCTTTAAATTATCCCCAACAAGGTCACCCATGTTAAATACGTCATATCGTCCATGCCCTTTGTGGATCATGTTAGCCATGGTTTCCGGGTCAGGTTCCGGGGCGCTCTCTTTTACACCTTCAATAATTACAGTGTCAGCGGGTAGCATCCCTTTGTCTAGGTAATGGTCAGGCAGTTCATGCGTTGTGTCAGGCTCATACAAGACGCCGTTCTCAGCAAAGAACCCCTGTTTAAATTTCGCTCTCATGTTTCACTCCCGTAAAAAGGTGGGGTGAAGGTTAATAGTAACCCTCACCCCTAGTTTACTAGTTGGTTGCGTCAGGATACGCAGTCCAGCCAGCTGGGTCATAGGTCAAGAATGCGTCCATAGCGCCAGCGGTAAGTGCCGCTGCTGCTGTGGTAATCTCAACACCAACAAACTGTTCGTATGCTTTACCCATAGGGATAGGCATTACAAAACGTTTGCCAAGAACCAAGTCTGCCTTTGGCACTGGGCCAGTAGACATGTGCTTGGTTTCAGTACCATCGACGGCGATTGCCGCTTGTGCGTCTGACACAAGGTGGAAATCAACAGTGGCAGAACCACCGCTAGTTACCGCTGCAGTAAGTTGGATAACCAAATACAATGGTTGCCCCATACCGATATTGCGCTCACTACCAATGTCGATCACATCACCCTGCAAACTTGTGCCAGTGCCTGTGGTTAACGTTGTAGCATCGCAAAACTCTAGTCTTTCATCAATAATCATCTGGTTGCTCCTTTCGATTAGCTGATGGTTGCTTCGTTGACTTTAAGCGCGTCTACCCGGCGTACTGGGTAACCGCCCCATGAAGTCTGCATTGTGCCACCCACGTTATCCATGGTCAGTGTAGAAGAACTGACTGCAGATGATGTTTGGCGTTGCAGCATGGATAGCATGGAACGATCCATGTACCATACACACCGACCCAAAGACGCAGGTAACTGCGTAACGGCTTGGTGCATGAGGTCGTTAAGACGCGCCCCAGTTGCTGCGTTATAAGTCAATGCAGAACGGTCAATGTTTGCGATACGCACCACATAACGCCAATCGCGGACAGATAAGCCCACATCCCAGCGATAATGTGAACGATACGCTTGCATACGTCCGTTATTACCATCAACGTTTTCGATAGTGACTTCACCCAGATCACGCTGTGAGATACCTGCAGACGAGCCTTTGGGAATGATCCCGTGACACGTTTGTGGTGACCAGCACACCAGCCAGATTGAACCGTTGTCTGAACCGCTGCCGCCGCCTGAGATGATATTCTCACCGTTGGCTGCAGACAAAGAGTTAAAACGAGGCGCAAAACCTGTGAACCGTTCAGCGTTAACACTCTCATCGCCGTAGAAGAGGGTGGTAGCGACCTGTTGGTTCAAGCCTTCGATATGTGGACGGTCTTCTTGCAAGCGGAACGAAGCAGGGTTGCCTGCCATGTCCACAAGTGCTTTGTCCACTTCTGCGTAATCTTCCAACATACCACAGTTATCTGTGACCTGTACGGCCCGGCTCTTTGTCGGCTGAACGCCGCCGTAGAGTTTGCGCCATGTAGGTGTTGGCAAGCCAGCGCGTACAGTTGTACGGTGACCTGTAGTCAAGTTGCCTTCCAGCCAAGTCATATCCAAAAGGATTTCATTAGTCTGGTTTAGAATTTCGACCACGTCCGAAATAGAACCGTCCGGGTCTGTGACCTTTGCCAAGTCGGCTAGGGTCGGATTAATGGAACTGAGAGTTGCCATGAATAGCTCCTTTCACACTCAATTGCTTGTTGGATACATTGTCGGGAACATGCGTTGCTCTGGTGACAAAGTGCTTGCGGGTGTACCGCCTACAACTAAATCACTGTCGCCCATGGCCTTACCAATGCGATAAAATAAACGTACCATCTCTGGGTGGTTACCAATGCCCAGCCCCTCCGGGTTGTCCGGGGTGGCTTTGGCTAAAATGCTTTTCAAACCCGCTGTCGAAAACTTATCCACGGCTTGCGTTGCCAGCTTCAGATTGGTGTTGATTTCATCGCCACCGTATTCTTCATCTGTTTTAGCTTGATCTGCCCAGTTAGATACGCGCTTCTCGTATTCCGCTCCTTGGGCAGTACCCATTTCGCGGCCTCGCTCAATCTGCCAACTAACAAGCTGCTGATACTGGGCCTGTGAAAGCCCACTGTCTTTAGCAATGCTGGAAAACACATCGAGTTCTGCTTGGACTGCGTCTGTTACCTCGTAGTCCTCTGGCGCTTCAAACGAATACACACCGTCTTCTGGTGGGCCGCTTGCGGCGTCAGCACCTTTACCTTCGTCATCCGACAGCAAGGTTTGGGATTGTGTAGCCTCTGCAGTTTCCTGCGTGGCTTGTTCCGGGGCCGCTACAGTATCCTGTGCGGCGTCGATTTCTAATTGATCATTCAAAGTGGTTCTCCTCTAGCATTTTCATAAACAATGCTGGTTGGCTTTCCTTTGCGGCGTTGTACATCTGGACACCCAGCTGTCGTACACCCTCATTGTAGGCCGTCCCCCCAGCGTTTTGTGGAACGTAGCTGTTAGACAGCAAGTGGCATTTGTCGAAAATCATGTCGAAGTACCATCTACGTCCGCGCTCTGTGGACATGATAGTGTCCACGTCTTTAGTTCGATCTTCCATTTGCTTTTCAGCTTTGGTGATCTGGGCTTCGTCACTGCTGTCATTTACTACAAAGGGCTGGCCCATAGTTATCCTCTCCCTAGTAGTTCAGTGAGTGCATTAGGGTTCTGGGTGTCTGTTTCAGACAGCACCTTGGCGCTTTGCGCCCCGGCTGCACCCATTTGCATCTGTTGCTGCATCTGTTGTTGTTCTTGCTCTGCTTGCGCCCGTGCGGCTCTTGTCTGTTCAACAAGGGTTCTATCTACCAGAATGTCAGTCGGGTTGCCCAGAATGTGTGAGTATTCGCGCAGCGCCTTGTCTGCATCGATGTTGTCTACAATGTTCGGGAAAACCGCGACTAGGTTGCCTGCAAAGCCCATAGTGCGCTCAATGCCTGTGGCTGCAGCTGCTTGTTGGGCCTGTGCTAACAGAGAGACGTATTCAATCTGCAAATTCTGCCCAGCCAAGTCGCCGGGAGGGGGAGGAAGCAACCCAGCTTCCATGGCAAACCCAAACGTGTCTTTCAACAGCGGGTCCAGAAGTTCAACGTTCAAACGTTGTAGCACAGGTCCAAGCAACACTAACTTCTCTTCATGGCGCTCGGCCACTTCTGTAGCCGTGATCTGTCGGCGGTCTGAGCCGATCATCATGGCGAAAAGGTCTGCGTAAAATCCACGTCCAATGCGACCTTGCACCTCTTGTATATCCATCATCAGTTCTTGGATACGAGGCTGCACTTGGTACGCTGGTTGAAAACCTTGATTGCCTTGGGTAGCGTCAACGTATGTTGTGCCGCCCGGTATTACTGTTGTGGGCCGTCCGCGCAAACTGGTCGGTGCGACCATAGGCGGGTTGACCATCTTGTCTATCGCCTGCGCCTTACGCTTCTGTTCCTGCTGTAATTGCTTAATATCACCAAGATGATCCATGCCGGGAGAACGGCCATAAACATCACCGCTAAGAACGTCCCAGCGAGGAACATATGCAGGAAATGTGTCATAACCGCCTTCCTCTAAAAAGGTTTTACCGTCCCCGCCCTCTTCAAAATAGCAAGATTGGAAGGGTTTGTTCTTGGCGTCCAGCTTTGTAGGGTCGCGTTCATCGCGCCGCCGTGGCTGTATCATGTGAATAATTGGCACAAGGGTGTCGTATTCCCCGGTGTCGTACAGTTTCTTTGTAGCTGCAGAGCATTTTTCCCACGCCATGTCTCCAGTGACGGGGTCTGCAATAAACTTTTCGACTAGCTGGCCGACAGTCATCGTAAAGTTGCGGCCTAACGTGTCCACAATTCCTTGGTCGTTCTCTGCAATGACGTATTCGCCTGCAGTAAATGGCCGAAACCTGATGACTTGGCTGTCGGATCGCTGTCGGTATAGGGGTGCTGTGCCGAATGCGCCCAGTTCGGAGTAGATGTTGTAGACTGTATTGTAAAAATTACTGTTGTTTAAAACGTTTCTACACACCAATTCTGCGTTCTGGACCCACTCACGCACAGCGTAATTGTCCATCATTTCCGGGTCAGGTGTCGCAAAGCGAAACCATGGCCGGGCTGGACTAGTCATGCCAGACATCATCCCCGCTGCCATAGTGCGCAGCGATTGGGTAGGTGAACTGTCGATGATCCTGTTGTTGCGCTTACGGCCCCGGCTGTTGCTGCTTTCAAGCAGGTACTTTCCTCGCCGGGGTAGTAAGTAATCGCTAATCTCAATCCAGTGAGAGCGCCATGACGAGCGGTCATTCTCAAGCGACTTCCACCGCTTGTAGACCCGCGCCTGCTTTCCTTGCATCTGCCCCTTGGGCAGGTTTTCTGGAGTGATCATTACCATAGTTTACGAGCCTAACAGTGTAGGTTGCGTTGTGTATGCATCGTCCAATAGACCCTGCGCACCTGCAACGTTCTTAATTGTACCCGCTTGGCCTTGCTTTGCCTTGGTACTCTTTTGCTGGGCTTTACGCGCTGCCACGTTTGCCGTTGCGCTAGCCATTGGAGCGGCTGGAACGGGTGGCGGCGGTGGTGGGGGTGGTGGTGGGCTTGGGCTGCTAAAGCACATGCGCTATCTCCTTAGTGTATTGGGTTGCGGATTGCTGGTAGCCAGCATTCTCGTAAAAGCGGCCAAGCGCCTTTTGACGCAGCCCTGTGGATATGCCTAAATTAATCTTGTCCACACCAATCTCTCTGCCAAACAACTCGTAATTGCCGATCAGTATTTCGGCAGTGCCAGTGCGCCGGGCGGCTGGGTGAACGTATAAAAAGAAATCGTTGAGTGAGGTGCTGCCGTCAAACCAGCTGTCACTCACAAAACCTGCGACAGCGCCCACGCATGTCGGCGGCTGTTGTTCGTAGGTGTCGGCGTCATCGCTAAACCTAGCAAACGCCATAAAGCAGCACGTCCTGCTGTCGATGACAACGTCATCCATATGCAATTTATGTTCAGCGACTAGCGCGTCAATCTTATCTTTCATAACATAATATTTAAACGTGGTGCTTTCCTTCACAATAGCATCGCCAATATCATAGAGCGACTGCACCATACGCCTGTTGTCAGGGTTAAGGGGGGTCACGTCTATTCTTGCTGATATCTTTGTGTCGTTTGCCATGTTGCCAATCCTACATCAAATCTGAGCTTGCGTCTAGTCGCAGGTTAAAAAGGGTTGTATTCGTGTTCAGCGTTGCCGTAATCGTCCCCGGTGTAGCCAGCGCGGGTCGGCAGTACCGGGTGCGCGTATGTCAATGCGAGGGCGTCTGCAATGTCCGGGGACTGCAAGCCGCGCTTCTTCATGTCTTCTTTTTTCTCTAGCTGTATTTGGTTGCGCACATTGTAGCCGTACTCCACCCCGGTCAAGTCGCTCTTCATGTCCGGGTCGTTAGGTAATCGGATGCCGTCTGCTATGGCGTCCTTCATGTTGCCCCAGCACTGCGCTCTCATGTTGGCATAGCCTGCCATGGTTGCCTTGTTGCCAAAGTTAATCTCGACCACCTCGACAGCCAGCTGCCTGCATCGGTCCACTACTCCACCGCCTACACCGCCACCGTCTATGAAGATTGTGTCGGGTCGATACAGCCGGGCTAGCCTTGCCACCTCGGATGCCAGCGTCATGGTGTCCACGCCACGGTATCGCTCCAATGGCTTGCTCTCAGCATCGCGGCCATGCCGGGTCACGATGACAGACTGATCGTCACCAAACCGGGCAACGTCCACGCCCATGACCACAGGATCGTTGGGTGTCACGGCCACATCAATGCCAACGCAGGCATCGACAGTGTCTGTGCCAATGAACTGCAGCGCCCCGGCACTGGGGAACTCGCCCTTGACCCTGACCTTCACGAAGTCGCTGTCCTCGCCGTAGTCATCGACCCATTGGTCAAGCAGGCGTTTGTTCGTGATGGCCACGTCTCGGCTGTCGATGAACCGTCTGATTAGGCGGTGTCTGAACCTGCCGACCATGTTCTCATAGAACCTGCCGCTGTTTCGTGTCGGGTTGCCAAAGTCGAATGTCATTGGCTCACCATCGGTCAAGCCGCCCTCGCGGACCTCAAATATCTTGTCCGGGATCGCTGATGCTTCATCGAAGATGTAGAACGGTGTCGATGACGCAGCGTGTAGGCCAGCGAATGCCTCGCTGTTTTCCTCGCGACTAGTCTGTGCATCAACGCGCCATGTGTTGCGGTGGTCGCGGTGGTACATGTTCATGGACCCGCCGCCGCTGTTGATGTGATACCAGTGCTTGCTGATGCTCATGTCGTGCCACTTGGCCAGTTCGGCCCACGTCTTGGTGCGCAGCTGTTCGGATGTGTTCGCTGTGACCACGCCTTTACAGAATGGCCGGGTGTCCATGACCCAGCGGATAAGCCACGCCGTGATGGCGCTCTTGCCAATGCCGTGACCGCTGGCCGTGCTGAACTGTAGCGGGTCAACTGCATCGCGCCCGGTGAAGCCTCGCTTGCGTACCTCGCTGCCTACCTCGCGCAGAAACTCAGCCTGCCACACGTCCGGGCCAGTGCGCCCGTCTAGTTGGCCCTGCCCCCATGGGTAGCTGACCATTACATGCAGCAATGGGTTGGCGTAGCATTCGGCCATAAGGTCAGCCAGCTGCGTCTCTGTGTTAGTCGATAGGGCTGTAGTCATGCAATGTCCTTATCTGGCCCAGTGATGCGCCGACAGCGTCAGGCTCACATGCCGTCTGTTCGTAGGGGCTGATGCGCCGTTCACCACACTCAATGCACACATCAACCGGGGACTGACCCGGTGGCGGTGCTTGCCAGACGTGTGGCCTGCCCTGTACCTGAGAGGGCATTAGTATCTCTTAGATGTTGGCTTCTTCATCTTCTTCGCAGGCTGCTTGCGACTAGGCGTCTTCTTTGTAGTGGCCGCTGGCTTCTTAGTTGGCTTCTTCATAGGTCTGTCTCCCTCAGTTAATAGTAGGTATCCCTGCCGCTAGCTTGCGGCCTGCCTGTATTCTGTTGACCATGTCATCGTTGATCTGCACCTCTTTGCGCTCTGCCGGGTACGCGTCGATCAGTTTGCCCAACTCACGCAATGCAGAAACCATCGCCCCCGCTTGCGCAGTTGTCTCAGCCAATTCAGTCGCTCGGTGTAAACCTGACAAGATATCTTCGCGTGTTATCTGGGAATTTCGCACAGCTGGGGCTTTTATCTGTTCGATCCTTTGGGCAACCTTTGGGTTCCCGCTGGCTAGCTTGCTGGCCTCTTCATGTATCTGTTTGTCAGTCATGTTGCCTGCATCGTAAGCCTCACGGTAACAGTCTGCTTGTGACATGCTGCCTGCAGCGACCAGCTGACTGAACCGCTCTTGCTTTGGTGTCAGCCCATGCGCCTTTTCATCTTTAGCCTTGCGCCCACTGCCACCAGCCATCGCGTTTAGCAGGCCCGGTGTCTTCGCAATCAACTCAGCTTCAAAATCATACGCGGCTTGTTCATCGCTGAACCGTTTGACAATTGTGCTGACCACCTCGTCACCATCGTTAATGATGTCGCGTATCAATTTTGATTTGGGGGACATGTTGTCTGACTGTGGCATCGTCAGCTTGTGAGTGTGCGCGTAATTTCGTGCAGCTGTGCCTTTGCCAATGTAAAAAACTTTGAGGTCACGCGGATCAGTCAATGTGTAAACGTAATACTTTTTCACCTGTGCCATGCTATTTCTTCTTTGCAGTCTTGGCGCTCTGCTTAAACGCTTTGTTGCTGGGCGCACCTTCTGCGCCTTTTTTCCTCATGGTTTCACCGCTGCCATTTTTTATGCGTTTCTTCTTCGCAGCTATGTTGGCGTACAATCCGGGCTTTGTGGCCATGTGCTATCTCCATCTGTTTACCGACTAGTCTAACACACTGTGTGCGTGTTGTCGATAATGCCACGCTGCCATCAGTGCAGCCTCTGCAATTCCATCGTTTGCTTTGACCTGCCACAGTGGGTTGTGTCCAAACGTAACCGCTGCCATGTCCATGCTTGCCTGCTTATTAGATGACAGGCCCATTGCCTTTTTCCACACAGCCGGGGACGCGTATATCACGCGGCAGTCATGTTCGTGTGCCATTGTCTGCGCCAACGCCTCAACACCACCCATGGCCCTGCCAAACGCAAACGTGCTGGCCACGCCCTGCCCCGGCATAGATGCAACGCGCTCTAAAACAATTGCATCAAAGTGCTGTTTGTTAAACCACTCAACAATTGCCACTGCGTTAACAGCCTTTGCCTTCGTGCTTATCTGCAGCACAGGCATTCTGATGCCATCGATGTAGGTCAGCTTGCCGTTAGATATATCGATGTGTGCAAGGCCACCAGACAAGCCGGGATCGATGCCGATTATATTCAATTGACTGTCTCCCCAAATGGGTGCGCCGCACCCAGCGGTAGTACCCCTTTAGGGGGAACAAGTTGATCAAGTTGTAAGTTGTTGAAGTTGCACACGTTTTCTGTGTTGTGCAAACTTGAGCATGAACTTGATCGCTCAAGCTGTAACCCCTTACGTTTAAACATCTTTGCCCCGCTCAAGTGGCAAACTTGTTCCCGACTTGTGCATTTCAAAGCGGTCCTCTTTCAACAGCTTGCGCATGTAGAAAGCCACCTGTTCGCGCAGCCCAATGTTCTCTTCGACAACGCGCATGTATTCATCCCGTTGGATCATCGCAGTTTATCCCCTCGTCATCTACCACACCACAAGCCGCGCACAGCGACCTGCCTTGCTCATCTTTTATATATCCTTCATCTGCGCCGCACACTACGCAGTCATCGCGCAGCATCTTTGGGGTCAGCGTCTGCAAATACACAACGTTGTTGTGGTTCTTGCTGTGCCATACCCCGGTAAACTCGCCGTCTGTTGATGTATCGTGTTTCATAATCATTACTCCCTATTCAACTATGAGCGTCCAGCGCCCGTTGGTTTTCTTGTTATCATCCAATACCAGCCTGACAATACCGCCTGACCAGTGAACAGCTACCTTAAACATAACGTGCAGCTTCACCATATCACGGGGAAACATTCTGTCACCCACCACTGGCCACATCGTCTGCCCCTGCATCTTCGCATGTATCTCGCTCAGTTTGCTAAACTTACCCAGACCCAACGTGTCGCCTATTTCCTCTGCCAACTCGCTGGCTTCCAGTTTGTCCACGTCAGCATCTAGCAAAACGTTTGCAGCCTCTGCCTCACTGCGCAGCGTACAAACACCAATGTCCGCGCCCTCACCCTCGGCCATCTCTTGCCCGGTCAGTTCGTATATGATTGGCTCTAGCGGTGCGCCTTCCCTTATCTTGCCAGTGTCCAACACAACCCAGCGGCCAAGGTTTAGGTCGAGCGTTTTGTTTCGCCACTGCTTCCGCTCTTCACTGTTCTTTGGCATCCAAGGTGACAGCGTATAGCCACAGTCCAATGCAGAATAGATAGCCCCGGACCCACGCCATGCGCCGCTGTCTGCCCTGTACCAATCACCATCTTTGCTTCTGTCCTTTGGCGTGTGGTGCGCGTGAAGCACAGCTGCCCCTGTCAATGACGCAATCATAATGAACGCACGGGTCAATGTCCCGGCACTCACTGCGCTGTTCTCATCCATTGCATCAGACAGCGTGACATACGGGTCGAAGATAATTATTTTTGCATCGATGCGCCGGGACTGCTTAACAATGCGTGTCACGTTAATCATGTCGATCTCAGGATTGCCCAGTTCATTAAGCGCAACCAAACGCATCATGCCTGTGTCTTTGCCACGCACCACCATTGGCAGGCTGTCGGTGTCTGCATTCTGCAGCACCACCGCTTTGATGCGCCGTTCAATGTCAGCTGCCCGTTCCTCATTTGCAAACCACAATGACGGTACGGCAGCTGTGCAGCTGGGCAGGCCCATGCGTATAGTATCTCCGACAGCCAACGCCGTTACTAATGACGCCAGCCACCGGGTCTTTCCCACGTTTGATGTCCCGCCCAACGACACCGTTGATTGCTCTGGGATCATCCCGTTAACAATCCACTTGATAGGCTCTAGCGTTTTTGCGCGGGTGCTTTGCGCTGTGATGACGTGATAGTCTGGGTCAGGTTCATCGTCCTCATCCTCAGACAGCGCCTGTTCAATCTGTTCGACAGTGACCTCTGCTTGCGGACCAACCGGGCGCACACTGGCAGCAATTATCTTTTGCGTTTCAATAAATGCGTCCCCGGCGTTGATAACATCCAGCGCCCGGTCACTGACCTCAACGGTGGTGTCGTTCTTTTTGTTCGCGCTGTCCACCAGCGTCTGCACCTTATCCATTCTGTCGAGCCAATCACTGTGCCGTGGATGTGCCGGGTCCACCGCTTTGCTTTCACGCATGATGTTGGTCAGTATAGATGCCTGTTCTGCTGTCGTAAGAAACCCACCATCAGGCTTGCGTCTAGTCGGAAGCCGAAAGGAGAGGGTACGCAGGGCGGGGTACAGTTCATCGGCCTCGCGTACCCTAGCGATAAGATCAGCGTCTGACGCGTCATTAAATGAGCCTGTTGTAGTTGACCCCATTTTATTGGTGTACTGGTGCGCTGCTTTAAACTCAGGGATAGGTAAAGATTTAATGGGCTTTTTATTAAAGAGGCTGTAGCCCTTAGTCGGTGGCCAACACACAAAACCCGTGCCGCCTGCCTTGATGTCCACACCCGGCGCAATCGTTGCTGGAAACCGCTCACCTGTCACATGCTTAAAAATGTAATGCACACCGCCGCTGCGCGTCTTGTGAGCGCGGGTGCTGCCAAGCCAGTGCTGGTTGTCAGCCATCCACTCTGCCGTGCCTTCACCTTTGTATAGGTCAACGTCCACACACAGCAGCCCGGACATTGTCCCCATTGGCACAGCAATTTCGGTTGCGTTCTTGTGTGAAAATAGCCGTCTGATTTCATCCGGGTCTTGCGTTGCTATCTTGTAGCCGCCCTGCCCAGCTGGCAGGTTCAAATCTTTATTCGACCAACACGGTATCTTCTGGTTAGTAGGAAAGACCGGGTACTTTGCGCCAACAATAAGCGCCTGTTGTATTAGTTCATCATTCATCTGTGGTTCTCCGCTGTTGCCAGAGCAAAGCGCGTTTCGCGTTTGCCGCTGTTTGATATCTCGCCCGTTCAAGCCAGACAAGGTCAACGTTGAAGCCACTGCCGTCACTGTTCAAACAATGTGACATGCCTGCAGATCGCATCAAAGCACGATCCCACTTGGCATGATATTGGCGTTCAAATTGTGATCGTGCAGAAAAATAGTTTTTCATAGTCATAGCTTCCTCCGTTGAAGTGCGCAGTCTGCGCCACAATAATTATTTTGTCAAACACTGATATTAGCACTTGCGTCAGGCACTGATATCGTTATAATCATTTTTAGAGGCAGAGGCACTGGGCCGCTGCACACTTTAGGAGACACACATGTCTGGAGCAACCGCCGCAGAATTTACCAAGTGGGAAGCCCACGCCAAGACCGTAGACGATGCGGCGCTGCAATACATCATCACCGACTGCCGCAATGCGCGGGACGCAATGAAGGGTTGGAACCCGGAGCGTGAAAACTTTTATGCCGATCAGGGCATGACTTATTCCATGGAGCATATGCGCCGCATCGGTAAGCTGCGCACCCGCTAATCAAAGGGGCAACAGCCCCACAACAACGGAGACTATACTATGCCAAAATCTTTTAAAATTCGCCCCGTCAACCACGGTACTGTCCGCGCCGACAGAAACCGTTATTGCGGTCCATCTGTTATCAGCGCCATCACTGGCATCTGTACCGGGGACGCCGCCCGGCGCATCCGCGAAAACACTGGCCGCAAAATGATCACCGGGACGCACCCGCGTGAAGTGATCCAAGTGCTGAACCAGTACGACATAACAGCAACCCCGCACACTATCGGGTTTAATCTGAACCGCACCACTGGTCCGACCTTGGCTGCTTGGCTCAGAGCCACGGTCAAAGAACGCACGGCTGACCGCGTGTTCCTGATCGTGTCTGGCTGGCACTGGCAGCTGGTGCAGGGTCGCAGATATGTGTGCGGTCTGACCGGGGACGTTGTCAGCATTAAAAGCAAAGCCGTCAGACGCCGGGCGCGTGTTGCCAACGTCTTTGAACTGACCGCCAACTGGCGCTAACACAAAGCCTGATGCAAGTTAAAATTAATACTTGCATCAGGCACTGATCGGTGTATAATCATAGACAGAGACAGGGGCAGTGGCCCATTAACCAACGGAGAATGTATCATGGCTAAACTTACCGCAAACGATATCAAGACTAACGTCACCAACGCAATCATCGCGCAGCTAGAAGACAGCACCTCGCTTGGCGCATGGTCTTGCCCTTGGAACCGTGCTGGTCTGGGCGGTATGCCCACCCGGTCCAATGGCGAATATTACAAAGGCGTCAATGTAATCATCCTGATGATGGCAGGCTTTGGCAATCCAAACTGGATGACATACAAGCAGGCAGAGGCACTGGGCGGTCAGGTGCGCAAAGGCGAAAAAGGCACAATGATTGTGTTTTACAAGCCGCTCACTATTAAAGACAAAGCCACTGGTGATGAGAAACGCATCCCAATGCTCAAGACGTACAACGTTTTTAATGCTGACCAGATCGACAACCTGCCAGCTAAGTTTCACCCTGCACCAGCCACTAAGGTCGAAGGCAAGCAGCGCATCGCGCATGTCGATGACTTTGTGGTCAACACAGCAGCGACCATCAACGTTGCAGGCCATAGCGCATTTTACCGCCCGGCCACTGATGAAATCACCATGCCTGATTTCGATCTGTTCCACACCACTGAAGACTACTACTCTACTGAATTGCACGAACTGGTACACTGGACAAAAGTAATGGAGCGGTGTGACCGTGACCTTGGCCGCGACCAGACAGGTTATGCCAAAGAAGAATTGGTTGCTGAATTGGGCAGCGCATTCTTAATGGCCATGCTGGGTCTGGAAAGCCAGCCGCGTCAGGACCACGCGCAGTATTTGGCCAGCTGGTTAAATGTTTTAAAAGCTGACAACGATGCGATTTTTAAAGCCGCATCTAAGGCCAGCGCCGCCGCTCAGTACCTGCAGGACTTGCAGGTTACTGACGCCGCCAAGATTGCTGCTTGACAGTATGTCAGTAGCTGACTTACACTACGCCTCGCAGCTGTTGAACAACGGTCCCAGTAGCCAATCAATACTTCACAGTGTTGGGTCACCCGGCGAAGATACCTTGGGTCAACAGCTGCACCACAACGGAGAACAGACTATGCAATTGATGCCACATCAAATTGAAGACGCCGCCTTTCTAGCCAGCAAACAGTTCGCTGGTTGTTTCTCAGGCATGGGGTCAGGCAAAACCCTCACCGCATTAGAAGCCGTCAACCTTGTAGGGTTGCAAGGCGATACACTGATCGAAGAAGGCAGGGTGCTGGTTATTGCGCCGCCTATCGCGCTGCACATGTGGGCAGAAGAATTTACCAAACATTGCAAGTTTCGCGCCCAGCTTGTCAAAACAGGCAAGGTCGATCTAGACCCACTGGCTCACTGCCACGTCATGTCATATGAGATCGCGACCAAACGGGCGCTGGAACTGCGCACATGGCGATACAAGATTATGATCTGTGACGAAAGCCACGCGCTCAAATCTACAAAAGCAAAGCGCACCAAAGCTATCCTCGGTCAGGGTGGTCTGTGTTCTTATGTGACCCATAGCTGGATGCTGACCGGGACACCACAGACGCGCTGGAATGACGATCTGTTTCCTTTTATCATCCGCGCCGGGGCAGACAAACTGCGCCGCCAGATTGGCCAGCTGACCCTCAACAAATTTCAATTGCGGTACTGCAACACCCGGCAGCAAAAGTTTCCCGGCGCACGTTTCCCTTCCACCATTGTGATCGGCAATCGTAACACTGATGAACTTAACTACATGATGTTTAAAGAAGGCATGGCCGTGCGCCGCGAACTGTCTGACGTTTGGGCTGCAATGCCTGCCCTGACAAAAAGCCGTCTGGTCGTTGATCTTGACCCAAGCGCAGAGTTGCGCCAGATGCTGCGCAACGCGGACAAGCAGGGTGACCAGTGGGTAGAGGAAAACAAAAACAGTGAGGCACTGGCCACCATGCGCCGCCTGCTGGGCATCGCTAAGATTAAACACAGCGTAGCAGAGATCGTGGACCGCTTAGAGGCAGGCTATGGGCCGCTGCTGGTTGGTGCATGGCATACTGACGTGATCGACGCCTTGACGCTGCAGCTGGCAGGCAAGAAGTACGTCACGCATTCACTGGATGGTCGCACCGGGGCTAACAAAAAGGTCTGGTTGCAAGAGCAATTTAACGACAAGAAACTTGACGTACTGGTCGGTCAGATCAGCGCAATGGGCGTGAGCCTAAACCTGCAGCGCGGTGGCAATCGTATCATCGTAATTGAAGAAGATTGGTCACCAGCTGTGATGGATCAATTCTATGCCCGGCTGCACCGCATGGGCCAAGAACAGCCTGTGCATGTTGACACGTTTGTCAGCGACACTAAACTCGACAAAGCCATCGCTCGGATCAGCGGCACAAAACGTGCTGAACATGTCCGGGTGTTAGCCAACAACGGAGATAGACTATGATTAAAGAAAACATTTTAGCTGGCGCAAACGCTATTGATGCGCTCAAGAAATTTAACGTGGACCGTTCAAAATTTATGAACGCTTCAGAAGCCGACACTTGCATAAGGCGGCAGTGGTTTAGCAAACAGCCTGACATCGAAGGTGAGCCGCAAGATTGGGGTTTTGCCCGGCGCGGCAACCACATGGAAGACTACTTTGTAAAGTGTATGGCCGCTGCTAACATGCCGCTGGCGCTGGCCGGGGACCAACAGCACAGCTTTGCTGACCCGGACACAAAGATCAGCGCAACACCTGATGGGGTGCTGGAGTACGAAGGCGAAAACCCAATTGCGATAGAATTTAAAAGCATCGACCCGCGCACTAACAAAAGCAATTTGCCGCGCAGTGGCCACGTCACCCAACTGAAGCTGGCCATGTGCCTGATGAACAAGCAGCGGTACGCTGAAGGTAAAAAAATCGAGCATGGCCTCATTATTTATATGGACGCCAGCAACTATAACATCATCCACGAATACCGTGTGGACTGTGACCATTCGTTTCTAGATAAAATGGCAGGCCGGGCTAACAAGATACTGCGCACCCGCAATGTTGATGTCCTTGACCGCGAAGGTAAGACCACTAAGGAATGCACCCGCTGCCCGTTTAAGGCAGACTGTGGTGTGGCAGTCGAAGGCGGCGGCGGTGGTGACAAGCGCGGCAACCGGGGCAGTAATCTGCATGACGTTGTCCAACAGTTTCTGGACATCAAGATACAAGAGGGTCAACTAAAACAGTCTAAGGACATGTTGACCGAAGAAATTAAGCAAGAAGTGTTGTCACGCAACGCTGACCGCTTAGTAGTCGGGGGCGTTCAAGTATCGCTCAAGGCTGTTAAAGGTCGGGCTAGCCTTAACCGCAAAGCAATTGCACAGGCTGGCATCGATCTATCCATGTTTGAAACAATAGGCGCACCTTCTGAGCGTCTAGAGGTCAAACAACTGTAACCTGTACAAATGTAAAATGTACGCAACTTAGGAGCCAATACCATGGCAAATGAACTGACAAACTACTTATCTGCTGGCAACCTGCCAGAAATCTCTGACGCCGACATGATGGCCGGGCTGTCCGAAATCATCGATGACAGCGGCGAAGGGTCTGGCCCTCTTGGCTTTGACTTCATGTCGTTTAGTGGAAAGACAGGCCGCTACGCCGTAGGCCGGGACAAGGAAGAAATTGACCCCGGTCAGCTGTTCCTGCTTGAACCCAAGGCTGTAGTCGAAGGCTGGACGTGCTGGAAAGGCAACCGCCCAGTAGACCGTGTAGAGTGGGGTGTTTTTAACCGCGCTGCAAATCGGGTGTCAAAGGATGATCTAGACGATCATGGCCCATACCGGGAGAACATGGGCGAAGGTTGGAAAAAGACGCTGGGTTTAGGCGTTAGCGAAATCTCATCTGATGAGGGACGCCAACAAATTAAATTCACCACAAACTCTGCGTCTGGCAATAACGCAATCAAAGACATTCTCAAAAAGATTGTCGAGCGCGTTGCAGCTGGTGAGCCACACATCCCGCTGGTGTTCTTTGATAGTGAAACCTTCACTGCGCAGGACCAGACCAACTACAAGCCTAAGCTGGTTGTGGACGCTTGGGTAGGCCGCGTGGCAGTCACGGCATTCTTTGCTGGCGAAATGTCAGAGGATGAAATGGTAGAGGGTGTACCGAAAAAGAAGACGCGCAAGCGCGGTAAGTAAAACAAAATTAAGGCCCGGTCATAACAACCGGGCCTTAGTTTTTCAACATTTTGATCAGTACATTGGACAGCCAACGGAGATTGACTATGAGCGAAAATATACAGGAATATAGAATGGTGTCAACTTTATCTGCGCTAAAGCGCACGATAGCTGACTGCATTACACACGGCCCCACCGCCCTCGATTTTGAAACAACGTCCCTTGCGCCGAAAGAAGGCCGGGTGCGGCTGGTTAGTCTGTGCAACAAACGGGTGCAGGCGTTAGTAGATTTTGACGCCATCGGCGTTGACAGTTTTCGCAAACACGCACGGCTGTTTGAGGCGGGGACATGGGTAGTGTTTAACGTTGGGTTTGAGGGCCGCTGGTTTATGAACGGCCATTCACACCCCAAATTGTGGGACGTAGGAAACATGCGCCGGGCCATCATTGGCGGTGGTAGTTTTCGATTGGCCCAGCTGGTGCTGTGGGACTTGGACATTGTGATGTCAAAGGAACAGCAGGCCAGTGATTGGTCTGCGCCTGACCTATCAAAAGAACAGCTAGACTACGCGTATCTAGACGCTGACCTGACATACAAATTGTGGGAACATTGGTCGGAACAAGCGGACACTGGGCGTTGGGGTGGTTTCTATACCCTTAACGACATGTGGCCTGCAGTGGTAGAAATGGAAGACAGCGGCATGTTGCTAGACCACGCCGCGCACATCACTCTTGTGGATGCGTGGCAAAAGGAACGCCACCAGCGCCTGCAAGAGATCAGGCAGCTAGTGTCAGACGATGACGTGGCAAACGTTAACAGCGACAGGCAGTGGTCAGATTACCTGTCCAAGCTATTGCCAGAGGCGTACACAAAGATATGGCCCAAGACAGAACGCACCGGGCAGATGTCGATGACAAACGAGAGCCTGCGCTTGATGTCCACAAAGTGTATTGGCACACCGCTGGCGATATTTATGGACACTTTGGCCGAATACAAAACAATCAACAAATACATCAACAGCTTTGGCGAGAGCCTTTTAAACGCCAGCCGCATGTCACCTGACAAGCGCATCCGGGCAAGGTTTAACATTGGGTATGCGAAGACCGGGCGGTTTAGTTCATCCGGGCCAAACCTGCAGCAAGTGCCGCGTGACCGTGAACTACTAGGCAAGCCTGTATCGGTTCGCACTAGCTTTGTCGCGGGGTTAGGACGCAAGTTGGTCAGCCTTGATTACAGCGGCATAGAACTGCGAGTGTTGGCGCTGCTGTCTAAGGACGCACAGCTGCTAGAGGACGTGGTCTATGGGGACGTTCACGCAGAGGTGGCGGCAAAGATGGCCGGGCGTAAGATTGACAAGACAGTGGCCGCTGACAAGGCGCTGCGCTCTAAGGCAAAGGGTGTCAGTTTTGGCATCATCTATGGGTCAGGGGCGCTGGGGCTGGCAGGCACAATGAAAACAACAGAGACAGCTGCGCAGGAATACATCGATTTTTGGGCCACACGATACCCAGACGCGTTCAACTACCGCTGGCTGATGATGCAGGAAGCAGCAAAAGACCGCTTTATTCGGACGGTTGACGGCGGGACAATTTACATGGGGCGCAAGCCTGACCTTCCGAAATGCGCCAACTACCCGGTACAACGCGCTGCGCTGTCGGTAATGGCCAGAGCCATTGTACGCCATAAGCAGTCGCTGGACGCCCTGCGCCATGACGGCAGGCATCGCCTCACTAGAATGCTGGCCACTATCCATGACGCCATTATAACAGAGGCGTCTAGT